GTCGCTGTTCCGCCTCATGCCGGAGCAGGTAGGTCCGCTGATGACGATGGTCACGTCGATGTTGGGGGTTATGTGAGAGGCACCAGAAAAGAAAAAGCCCTTGAAGCGGTAACTTCAAAGGCCTTCCAAACACTGTGTTACGTCAACAACACAATCATTCAGGAGTAATTATGAGTTCACTATCCCAGCTTTACAAGCAGAAAGACAAGAATGGCACCGAGACAACTGTGAAGAAGACATTCCTGGTGCCATTGTCTGAAATCTACGTCGAACCAGGCTTTAACGTTCGCGAAATTGATCAACTGCACGTTGAAGAATTTCGTGATGCATTTATCGCAGGTGAGTTTGTTCCTCCCCTTGCTGTTCAGGTCACAGAGAAGGGTATCAAGATCATCGACGGTCACCACCGCTACTACGGCGCACTGGCTGCTTCTGCATCTGGCACTGAGATAGCACGCATTGAGTGCAAAGACTTCGTCGGGTCTGAAGCTGATCGCATCGCCTTCATGATTACCAGCAGTCAGGGCAAAGCGCTGTCGCCTCTTGAGCGTGCCGCGGCTTACCAGCGCTTGGTTAATCAGGGCCGTACACCGGCTGAAATCGCGAAGATGGTGAAGCGCTCGGTGGGCGATGTCGATCATCACCTGCAACTCCTTTCCTGCGGTGATGAGCTGATCGACATGGTCAAAGCTGGTGAGGTTTCAGCTTCTACCGCGGTGGCCCTATCCCGGGAGCACGGCGCTAAAGCACCAACCGTAGCGGCCCGTCAGATGGACAAGGCCAAGGCATCAGGTAAAAGCAAACTCACCCGTAGTGCTGCCATCCCGCAACTATCCCCAGCACGTTCCCGCCGCCTGGCTGAGTTGCTGGTTGATGCGGAAATCGAAAATAACCGCCTCACAGTGCCCTCTACGGCGATTGAAGAGGTGCTTGCCATCATCGGCGAGCAGAAAACCTTAATGCGTGACAGCGGCTGGGAGGAAGCGTGAATACAGCAGAAATTCTCAAATTCCCGGGCACCGCCCCGGGGCAACTCAGGAGCAACAGGATGGAAAACCAGAAATCTGGCTACATCCCGTTGTACCGGAGCGTGCTGAAGCAAGCATGGGCTAAAGACGTCTACCTCAGAACCCTCTGGGAAAACCTGCTTCTTAACGCCGCTAGAAAGCCCTTCATGGCACGCTTCAAAGGTCATGACTGGCATCTTCAACCCGGGCAACTGGTAGTCACAGCAGCTGATTTAGGCCTTCAGTTATGCGATCGGAAGGGCAACCCGACAAGCCGCGATGCCGTGGAGCGCATGCTGGCGGTTTTCGTCAGGGAGGGGATGATCACCATCGAAGGTGAGAAGCAAAAAGGCAGAGTGATCACCATCACAAATTACTCTGAATATGCTCAAAAAAACGACGATTTACCCGCACATAAAGCCGCACATGAGGCCGCACATACATCCGCACATGGCGATACCAGTAATGGCGCGGATTTGAAGGTGGTAGCCGCACATGATGGCGCACATGGGGCCGCACATACATCCGCACAACATGAACAAGAAGGTAATAACAAGAATATAAATAACTCTACGTCCGAGAATTCTGACGAATCCTCTGACAAGCTCGGAAAGAAACCGCCTGTCATGAAGCCTGAAGCGGCAATCCAGAGCGGCACGAAGTGGGGTAACTCTGAAGACCTACGCTGCGCTGAATGGCTTTTCACCATGGTGCAGAACATTTCGCCATCTGCCAAAAAACCAAACTTCGCAGGCTGGGCTAACGACATCCGACTGATGCGTGAACGTGACGATCGCACCCATTACGAAATCGCTGCCCTGTTCAAGTGGGCGTGCAACGACAAGTTCTGGAAGGGCAATGTGCTGTGTCCAGCCACGCTGCGCGACAAGTGGACTCAGCTCGATATCAAACGCAACAAGCAGCAGGCAAGTGAAGAACCTGGCAAGCCGGATCTGGACTTCAACAACACTGACTGGGCCTATGAGGTGATGCGATGAAATCTCTTGCAGAGCAGATGCGTAACCACGACCGCGAGCAGATGAGCCGCATGGCCCATAACCTGCCAGAGCAGTATCAGGAGCGTGCGCCGGTAGAACAGGTGGCGCAGGTATTCAACAAGCTGTTTAACGAGCTGCGCGCCGCGTTCCCGGCCAGCATGGCGAACTTCCGCACTCAGGAAGACCTGAACGAATTCCGCCGTCAGTGGCTGCTGGCGTTTCAGGAGAACGGGATCCACTCAATGGCGCAAGTCGATGCCGGTATGCGCATTGCCCGCCGCCAGGAGCGCCCATTCCTGCCGTCGCCGGGCCAGTTCGTCGCCTGGTGCAAACAGAGCGGCGGCGCGTTGGGCATCACCATTGACCAGGTGATCGCCGAATACTGGGACTGGCGTAACCGCTCGTTCGAATACACCTCAAGCGAGCAATTCCCCTGGTCGCAGCCGGTCATGTATCACATCTGCGTCGAACTGCGCCACCGCAGCACTGAGCGCCAGTTAACGCATGGTGAGCTGGCGCGCGAGGCGGGCGATCTGCTGGAGATGTGGGAGAAGCGCGTTACTGAGGGTAAGCCAGTGCCGCCGGTACGTCGGGCGATTGCAGCACCGGCCGCCCAGCACGGGCCTACGCCGATCCAGTTGCTTCAGGCGAAGTACAACCGCAACAAGTCGAACGGGATGGTGTGAGATGAAAGGCAAACAGGCAATTCTGCGTTATCTCGAAACGCACCGTACCTTCACCGCGAAGGATGTGGCCACAGAGTGCGGTATGACCATCAACTGCATAACGAAGAACGCGCTCGATCTGGAGCGGACCCGGAAGATTGTGCGGGTGAGCAAGGTCTGGCGAACGGTGACTTATCGCCTGGCTACGCCGGAAGAGCAGGGCGGTACCGCGCGCAGCTGCACCAACGGAATATTTCAGGAGTGCCGCAACAGCGCGGCGATGAAGCGAGTATTGATGGTTTGGGGGAGGGTAGGGGTTTGAGTATTAAAAATGTGGTCGAAATGATAAAGCACAACGGTCTTCTGGCCTCAATGTCTGAGCTTGAAGAACTTTACCAGGTTGCGATTCAGAACGAGCAGAAGCTTGCCGAATTAGAAGCCAGATGCGTGGCGCTGGCTGCGGAGAATGCGGGACTGAAGAAGTTTCCTGACCAAATCGTTAGCTTCATCGGAAAACTGGGCACAAGCGAAATTGGTAGCGAAACGAAAGAAAAAATTGAGGCTGCAGCGAAGAAAATCAAAACCCCGGGCACCGACGCTTTCATAGCTGAAGTGCGGGCCAATGCTATTGAAGATGCTGCATCCGAGCGCTGGGAGAGCGGATACGTATTTGACGAGCTCAATGAGTTCGCCGCCCAGATTCGCAAAGGAGTGTAGTCATGATTTGGATTCTGTTATCACTCAGCACTGGTTACTACAACAGCGGGAATATTTCTGGGGTCGAGTTTAATTCACAGCAGGCTTGTATTGATGCCCGCACAGAAATTCAGAAACACGACAGGATAAACCTGGTGGTTATGTGCGTGAAGAAAGGAGCCGCCCAATGAGCACTCAAATAAAACCTTGCCCGTTCTGCGGGAGCAAAGAAGTAGAGGCGTTCGCGCAGTACGAAGAGGATTGCCCTTACCAGTCGGCAATTGTTCGCTGCCATTCTTGCGACGCGCAGTCTGCTCAGATGGTTGGCGCTAACAAAATCAACATGGCTATTGCTGCATGGAACAAACGTGTCGGGGAGGCCGCCCAATGAGCAACATCGACAAACGCGCATTACGGGAAGCGGCAGAGAAGGCCATCTCAGAAGAAGGAGAGACCTGGTGGAATGAAGATCAACTGGCTAGCGACTATGGTCTTGCACTTCACCGGACGGACGCCAAATTTATCGCCGCAGCCAAACCTGCCACCGCGCTGGCGCTGCTGGATGAGCTGGAAGCCAAAGACCTGCTGAACACGGAGCTTATGGAGAAACAGCGCCTGATTGATATTTGCCAAGGGCAAGGCTTGGAGCATCGAATTGCGGCAGAGAAACGCGCTGAGGCCGCAGAGAAGCGCAACGAACGCGCACTGTCGCTCCTGAGCGATGCCAACACGGAAAACGTCTGGGATGTAATCGGGCGCCTGAAAGTGGTTATTGGTGGCGATTATCGCAGTGAAGATGAAATCGCCGCAGCCGGTAAAGGGGAGGCATCATGAGCACACTGACCAAAGAATGGCTGCTGAAAACAATCGCGGAGCTTGAAGAGGAGCGCGATGCGACGCCCGGAGGAGTAAACGAAGATGCGGCCATGGCGCTTGCTGCGATGAAACGGGCTCTAGCGTCTCTGATGGCTGAGCCAGATTTTTACGTGGTAGTAACGAGTGTTGGCGTTTGGCAGTCATTCTGTAAAACCAAGGCAGAGGCAGAGTTTATCGTCTCGAAACCGTTCAACCCAGGCTATTCGATACTTGAGATAAACACCGCCCCGCCAGCGCCGGTATCTGTGCCGGATGAAGATCTTCTTCACATGGCAGCATCTGCGATTGACGACCTGATCAGCAACAAAGACAGGTCTGGTGCCGGGGTATGGGCTGACATTCCATCCAAATTACGCCGCGCCGCCATGCTTCAGGGTGCCGATGGCAACTCTCCGGTGATTCCTGATAGTTGGGTGCTGGTGCCGGTTGAGCCGACAGAAGACATGATCGTCAATGGCTTTGAATCAGAGCCTGATGAGAGCTTCAGTGACGAAGATGAGTGGGAAGCATACGACGCCATGAGTGGATGCCAGCAAGCAGCGCACCGGGCTAAGCTGTGCTACGCGGCGATGATTGCGGCGGCACCGAAACCGAAACCATAAGGGTGATAAAGAAGAAGGGGCCGACATTTGTCGACCCCTTTAATGGGAGTGGGATTCGAACCCACGAACCGTTTCCGGTTTGCGCAGTATCAATGCGCCGCTTTCGGCCGCTCAGCCATCCCGCCATACTTGGCATTGATAAGATTTATCTCATACCGTTAAATGAATGCCAATTATCCATTTTTGGTAGGGGTGTAATATGTCTGACTGGAACATAGCAGCGAAGCCGCAGGAAGAGCGCGACAAGGTTAACGTTGACCTGGCGGCCTCCGGAGTGGCGTACAAAGAGCGACTGAACATGCCGGTTATCGCAGAGCAAGTAGCGCGCGAGCAACCAGAGCATCTACGTGAGTATTTCATGGATCGCGTGCGGCACTATCGCGACCAGAGCGTTGCATTGCCTAAACCTTCTGATCCGCGCTATGTTGAGATGGCTGAAGCCAACAAAAAATAAAGGGGAATCAATGAGAGAAGATCGGATGGTTATCAATACTCTTGAGGAAGCGAGGGAGGTTGTGAACACCTTAATACTATTTACCTCCGGTTCTGAGCACATGAGTGTAATTCAAGGGATGTATGAAGTTTCTCCCAAACTAAACATCCATCAGATTAATGGTATTTTTATGGAAGAACTTCAGAACAGCTCTGTAGCTGGAACAAGAACAATTAGCAGCAATCTATCTCCTAACGGATCTCATGTCGGCAGAGAATTAATTATCACTTTAACCAGATTCTAAATTTTGATTTTGCAAAATCATTAGGCCATAATCATGTCATCGGAGCCTGAACAACTCCGGTGACTTCTGCGCATTTAAGGGGACTTAAATGCGACCACAATCTGAACTCCTCACCTTGTCACAGATGCAGAAATGCACCTGCGATTTTCTGCATTCTGCGGTTTCCGTTAAGGAGGCCGTAT